AACTCGGAAAGCACCCCGGCCGCGCCGGCCGGCACCCAGGTGCTGGTGAACGACTGGACCTATGGCAACGGGTCCGGAAACACCGGCCTGACCATCAGCAAGCTGATCTCGGCGTCGGTGGCGCTGGATGCGGCTGAAGGAGACGAGGACGAGGAGCGGTTCATCATCGTCGGCGCCAAGCAGAAGGGCAACCTGCTGTCCACCACCAAAGCAACGTCCGGCGACTATGCAGCCGTGAAGGCGTTGGTGGACGGCAAGATCGACAGATTCATGGGCTTTAAGTTCATCCACTCGGAACGCCTGCTGACGGATGCCAGCGGCTACACGCGCGTGCCAGCCTACCGGAAGTCGGCGATCGGCATCGGCATTGCCTCGGATATCTGGACCCGGATCGCCGAGCGGCCCGACAAGGCGTTCAGCTGGTATGTCTATGCCGCCATGTCGATCGGTGCGTCACGGCTGGAAGAAGTCAAGCTGGTCGAGCTGAAGTGCCAGTAACCGATCAGGAAATGGAAATACTCCGATGACAACCGCGAGTTCCTATTCCACTCAGATGGCGCTGCTGACCGGCAATGCCGGCGGCGCCATCCAAAATCTGCCGGCTGTCAATGTCTGCGGCGCCCGCGAGCGGATCTTCGTCGCCAACATCGCGCTGGCAGCGCAGGCCTCGGGATCGGTGATCGGCGTGGCTCGCCTGCCGGTGCAGAGCGTGATCACCGGCATCACGGTCATTACCGATACGTCGCTCGGCACCGCGACAATCTCGCTGGGCGATACCAACAACGCGACGCTGTATACCGCCGCGCAGACCCTGACCAGCGCCCAGACGCCCACCCGGGTGGGCCTGGCGGCGACCCACGGCGCGCCGATCACCACCGGCTACGACTGCACGACGGGCAAGGCCAACTACGCCTACGAGGACATTGTGCTGACCGTCGGGACTGCCGCGCTGCCGGGTTCCGGCAACCTGCTGGTCATCTTGGAGTACGCGCTGGACTGATCGATCCGGACAGCCCCGGACCCCCGGGGCCGCACTGGAGGGAGAAAGGCGTGGCGGATTCTGTGGTCGATATCTGCAACGCCGCGATGGTTGCGCTCGGCGAAGACCCGATCGTGTCGTTGAACGATACGACCAAGCGGGCATCCCTGTGCGCGCTCCGGTATGATTGCGTCCGCCAGGGCGTGCTGCGCAGCCACCTGTGGAGCTGCGCGCGCGGCCGTGCCCAGTTGCCGGCGCTGGCGACGGCGCCGCCGTTCGGCTACCAGACGGCTTTCCAGCTGCCGGCAGACTGCCTGCGCCTGTTCGAGCTGGAAGACGACGAAACCTGGGACTGGGTTGTCGAAGGCCAGCAGGTGCTGTGCAACTGCGACCCGCCCCTGAACATCATCTACGTCCGCGACCTGACCGATACCACGGTCATGGACGCGATGCTGCGCGACGTGATCGCCCTGGAGCTGGCGGTCGACCTGTGCCAGCCGCTGGCGCAGAGCGCCGACAAGCAGAAGCTGATCCAGGCCCGGTTGGATGATGTCCGCGCCAAGGCGCAGACGGCGTCCGCGCAGGAGATTTCGCCCCGCGAATGGGACGAGGACATCTGGCTGCGGAGCCGGCGATGAAGACCGACGCGAGCTGGAATAACTTCACCGCCGGCGAGCTCAGCCCGCGGATGCTGGGCCGGACGGATTTCTCGAAATACTTCAACGGCGCCGCGGTCGTGAGGGACTTTGTGGTGATGCCGCAGGGCGGCGCGTGCCGCCGGCCGGGCACCGCCTTCGCCGCGCTGGCGAGCAACCAGGCCGCTGCCTCGCGGCTGGTGCCGTTTTCCTTCAGCGTGATCCAGGACTACATGCTGGAATTCGGCAACGGCCAGGTGCGCTTCTACGCCAACGGCGCGATCGTGGTGGCGTCCGGCAGCCCGGTAACGCTGGCGGTTCCCTACCAGGCCGCCGACCTGCCGGCGCTGGCCTGGACGCAAAGCGCGGACACGCTGTTCCTGACACACCCGAACTATCCGCCGGCAACGCTGACGCGGACCGGGGCGGCGACCTTCAGCTACCAGGCGCTGTCGTTCCGGGACGGTCCTTACCAGTCGATGAACCTGACCACCACCACGATCAGCCTGTCGGGCACGACCGGCAGCGTCGGGTTCACCTTCAGCAGCACCACCGGCATCAACAACGGCGCGGGGCTTTCGGCGGCGGATGTCGGCCGCAGTCTGCGCGTGCAGATCGTGAGCTGCTGGGCAGGGCTGATCATCACTGCCGTCGCTTCAACGACGACAGGCACGGCCACCATCCAGGCGCCGGTGAGCAACGGCGCGTTCGGTGTGGACGGAGCGCAATGGCAGCCGAGCACCGTATATCCGCTCGGCGCGATCGTGCTGAACGGCACAGGGTACTACCTGGCGCAGGTGGCGGGCTACTCGGCCACCAGCGGAGGTCCCAGCGGAACGACCGCCTCGATCCAGGACGGTACGGTCGTATGGGCCTGGACCTATGCGCCGCCGACTGCGACGCCGAATTGGATGCTCGGAAGCTGGTACGGCGGCAATTATCCCTATGTCTGCATGTTCTGGCAGAACCGGCTGATCTTCGGTGGCACCAACGCGGCGCCGAACAGCGTGGAGTGCTCCGTTCTCGGCGACTACAACAACATGGCGCCGACGCAGGCCAACGGTGAGCTGACCGCGGAAAACGCGATGAGCTGGACCATCACCGATGACCAGGTGAACGCCGTGTGCTGGCTGTCCCCCGCCGGGTCCGCGCAATCCGCGCAACTGGGCATCGGCACCGCCGGCGGCGAAAACATCCTGCAGCCAGGCAACCAGGCGAGCGCGATGAGCGCCACCAACATCCAAGGCTATCGCGAGACCTATTACGCGTCCGCCCCCTACCTGCGTCCGTTGCGCATCGGCAAGAGCGTGCTGTTCGTCAACCGCGCCGGCATCAAGGTGCATGAGTGGACGTTCAGCTGGATGGTCAACGGCTATCTCGGGCCCGACCTGGCGGAACTGTCGGAGCACCTGGCGCGCCCCGGTATCGCCGAAATGGTCTACCAGCAGAACCCCTACGGCGTGGTGTGGATGCGGCGCACCGACGGTGCGCTGGTGGCGATGACCTACCTTCGCGACGAGGAGGTGGTGGCCTGGCATTCGCACCAGCTCGGCGGCGAATACTACGGCGGGCCGCCGTTCGTGGAAGCGCTGGGCGTCATCCCGGCTAGCGCCGGCAGGGCCGACGAGCTGTGGCTGCAGGTACTGCGCACCGTGGACGGGTCTCCGGTGCGCACCGTCGAGGTGATGCAGCAGTACTGGACCGGCACCGACACCGACAGCGCCTGGTTCCTGGACTGCGCCGTATCGAGCGACCTGACCTATCCGGCGGCGACGCTGACCGTGAGCGGAGCGACCAACACCGCGCTGCCCGGTGAGGTGCCGCAATGGGCGGGCACCGTGACACTGACGGCAAGCGCGGCTGTGTTCGCCGGTGCCGCGGGCAGCATGATCCGGATTGCCGGTGGCCGGATACGCGTGCAGACCGTGACGGACGGGCAGCACGCCAGCGGCACGGTGCTGCTGCCGCTGGCCAACACCGCGCCGGCCGTGGCGGCCGCATGGTCAATGGATGCCCCGCATACCGCCTACGGCGGCCTGGATCACCTGAATGGCACCCAGGTGGCCGTGCTGGCCGACGGCCAGGTGCAGCCATCGGCCACGGTGGCAGCCGGCGCGATCACCCTGAACCAGGCGGCCAGCCGGTGCCTGGCCGGCCTGCCCTACACGTCCAAGCTCGTGTCGATGCCGGCGGAGCCGGCCAAGGGCGGCCAGCCGGTGGCGACCGGAAAGGCCAAGCGCGCGGACACCGTCTACATCCGGCTGTTGGAATCGGTCGGTGGCGCCTTCGGCCAACGGCTGCAGGATCCATTCAGCCAGCTCATGATCGAGGTCACCGACCCGATCGAGGCCCGATACCTCGGCGACCTGATGGACGAGCCGCCGCGGGTGTTCACCGGCGTGCTGCGCCGCAAGCCGCGCGGCGGCGCAAACCCCGACCTGCAGATCATGGTGATGCAGACCGACCCCATGCCGATGACGGTGCTGTCAATCGGCGTGCGGCTGGACCTGGAAGAGGTGACCCCGACATGATCTGGGACACGCCACGTTTCGTGCCGCTGACGCTGGAGCTGCTGGAATGGGCACTGGCGGAGCGGGAAGCCGCCAGTCCGGAGGCGTGTGCCTACCGGCAGCCCGGGCATGTCCTGGAGCAGGCGCTACGGCCGCCGCACCGGGGCGAGGCGCTGCTGGGCCGCGGCCGCGTGCTGGCGGCAGCCGGGCTGACCGTGCATTGGGCCGGCCGGGCGGAGTGCTGGATGCTGGTCAGCCCGTTTGCCACCCGGGCCGACCGGGTGCGCGCCGTCCGCCGGTGCCGCCGGACGCTGGACGAAATGCAGGCGGACCCGATGTTCCGGCGGCTGGAAATGGCGGTGCTTGAATCA